GTTTCATATATCTCATCCGTAGCTTCGTTATAAGTAAAACATTGTGAGTTGATAGTAAATACACTCTTATGAACATAATTTTTACCAACAGAAAGTACAAAGCCAGCTATATCAATATACTTAAGCCAAATCTGATAAAATACCGGATTTGATCGGAAATATATATCATCACCGTTGACTAAGACGGGTAAATTAAAAACATTAACATAACGTTTCTTTTCACCTTTCTTTCTATTAATATTAATATATTCATCTAATGCACATTTGTAACATATAAGGTTGGCGATACATAAGACTGGGAATGATAAAATTGAACCCATAAGTTGACCATTAACTTGTTTAACGGTAAACGAATCGTATCCATTTCTACCATCCGGTTGTGTTCCAATCGTGGGAACAAATCTCATTTCACCAAGATCCTTAGTTTCAGGATGTACACTTAAGTAGTGTGAGTATTCTTTTGGGTAGTATAACCTTTGTGAGTATAGCACCTCTCTATACACATCTCTATCGGCAACAGGTACATTTAAAGCCTCTAAGAACTGTTCAAATATCAATTTCGTAAAATCAATATTCAATTTATCCGTAGCAGCTTTATAATCTCCTGAAACATGTTCTGTAAAATCAAGTTTTAAATCAAATTTTTCCTCTAAATCCTTTTCCAATTTCCAAACCTTTCGGAAATCCTCAACAACAAGAGGTCGAGTCGTCAAAACTAGTGACGGGAAGCGATTAATATAGGCTTTCATTGACTTTTGTAATGATTTTGAAGCATAGGACGGCAAAGCTTCACCTTTAGTTATTACTCTCACCTTTAGGGGTTCCGATAAGGGAATCACACCTGTTTTTGGCGTAGTATCTACCATTAGTTTGTCTTTATAAGCGTCAGTGTGATGATACTCTTTATCAATAAATTTTTCAAACATCTTATCCAACTTTTTATAGTCTTTAAAATGCTTTCCAAACTTTTGCAATTCTTGTAACATCTCACTATCTTCGTTCTTTTGAAGATAACGCTCACGGCATATGCTGAGAACTTTGTCGATATTAGGCAACTCAAAAGATACATTCTTTACTTTCTTCCCCTTAGCAAGAATCTCTCCAGACTCTACTAAGGATAATCCTAACTGTGTAACAATTTCCATGTACGCTCCACCAGTTTTCCTTGGGTTCTCGAAGCACGCATTATGCGATGGTTCGTGAGCCTTGGGATGATATTCATGTTCTGTATTACGTAGAATAGCTTTGCATGTACTACTAAATGTATCTTTAATAGGATCAATCCATACTTTTTTAATTTTGTACGAACTGGGATCACCATTAAATGTTCCATCTTTGTAATCCATAACATCTAGCCAAGATCTACCTGTATACTCATCAATATATTCCCAATGTGCTGTGTGGGTGGGGGGTGTCGTCATAGCGATAACATGTGATACGAGCTCAGCTTGAAGATAAGCTGCTGTGACAGGTGCACATCCTCTTTTAATACCTTGGAGGAAGCCCATACCGAGTTTAAGGCATGTTGGAATAGTTATTCTAGAAAGGAAATTCCGCCGATTAATAACATTTTTTAAGAATCTTTTCACATTACCCGTCCATATTAAATAATGACCTGGAAAACCCGAAGGCTTTGGAGGTAAATCTTGATCTAATATTACGGCCATGGGGCATGCGGTGTGATACTTTATATATTTTACAAATTTATCGGCGGGGAAACTCACTGAATTTAACAGTAACTTACATTGATCGTTATAATTAAATCGATCGTAAAAGTCAGGAAAAACGTCCGTAAGGACTGCAATCTCTGACGAACAGAACATTAATACCTCGTATAACGTGCGGTCTTCGCAAAGAAAATAAGTGTAGCCCGTATCCAAAGAAGAAATGAAAGTCTTTATGATTTTCAACTCCTCCTTGAAGTACCGGTTCTTATAATCAGCTTCCTTAAGGTTCTTAATAAGGAAGCGCTCGACGGTCTTTGTCGACGTAGAGGCATGTACATTACGGTTCGCTAACAACCTGATTGCTTGTAAAAGTAATTTGGAAATAGCCGAATTGTTCGTTGTTAATAGTAATTTTGTTGACAACCATGTACTGCGCCCCGGAATAGATAGGTAAGGAACATAAGGTTTTAAAGCCTTTTGTTCTTTATCCCATCTATTCCGGGGGTTCCCGGGAACACCCCGGGTCTGCGATTCTAACAACCCATCGCACACTTCTCTTAGAGAGGAGTGGTTCGGAGATGTCGGCAACG